TCCAAGCATACTAGAAGGATATACATGTACAAGTATTATTAGAGAAGATAACTCTTGGAGAGTTATCTTCTCCAATACTAGTACAAATAAACATGTACAGTTTATTATAAAATATGTTGAACGAATTGTGCAAACTAATTGTTGTGTTTACGAACTTTACAATGATATAAAAGTACTATCTGTAAAATTCATAAAACTGAGAAAAGGGATCTATGGGAGTACCCAGCAATAAGTCGAATATGAATCCTTTCAACAGAATTTTTAACTATTTCAGGAAATCTCCTGAGCCTACTCGCGCCGCTGTTGTAACTCCAACCCTTTCAGATCCTGACGATACAGGATTACGTGGACTAGGCGCCGTTATCAATCCTTCGTGGAAATTAGATAAGCACCTAGAAGAAGCGGCTCAGACACTAGTTGAAGCCTATCCAGGACTTCAACCTCATATAAATAGAGTCTTGAAGAGGGCAAATGGTCCTTCAAAGCGAGACTTCTCGCCAGATCAACATAGAATAATCACTAACCGAGCAAGAGCTTTGGCGGCCATGAATCCCTACTGCTCTAGAGCCATTGAAATTAGAACAAATCTAATAGTTTCAGAGGGGCTGTTTCCAAAAGCGACTTGTGAAAATTTAGAACATAGAAAACTTCTTCAAAAAGTTTTAGAAGAGTACTGGACGTTGAACGAATGGGATGACATGATGCCCAGTCGCGTGAAGGATTTATCCATCACCGGAGAGTGTTTTAGAGAAATTCCTGAAATATCAAAAACTTTGTCCGATGGGTCAAAGTATCAAATGAGTAAATTCAAAGCGAACACGCTTCTGCCAGAGGACGTTATCAGTATTTCTCAGGACTGGGACGATTGTAACACTTTGGTTGACGTCGAATTTACAAGATCTTGGAGAAACGAATTAACTGTTCAGCCTGAAGTCCTTCCAATTGTTTACGAAGACCTGTGGGAAAATCCTGAATCGCTAGACAGAATGAAAGGAAGAATCTTCTTACTCTCGTTGCGCCCTGTCGGCGCAACGAGAGGCGTATCTGATATTCTTCCTGTCCTTGAGTGGATGGATGTTAGCGACCAGTTATTATACAACGAAGCTGAGAGATCGGCTCAGATGTTGAAATTTATGTTTGACATCAGCATAGATAACGCATCTCCTCAACAGATTCAGCAGAGAGAACAGGATTTAAGAGCAAATCCTCCACAGAAAGGTTCTTCGATTATCCATCCAAGCTCAGAAAAATGGTCTGTCGTTCAGCCCGACCTACAAGGAACTGAGTCTGACGTTATGACAAATCGCCTGTTTCTGGTAAACTGGGGAGGTATGGGTTTGCCTGAGCACTGGTATGCTCAGGCAAACACTGTCAACAAGTCTTCAGGCGAAGAAATGTCAATTCCAGTGTGGTCGGCCATCAGAACTAGAAAGCAGAAACTGATAACGTCGTTGAAGCAGGAATTAAAATACGCTATTCAAATAGCTAAGAAGTCAGGAAAGCTCCCGAAGAAGTGTCAAACGGACTTTGTAATTCAGTCGAGAGACCCTGACAGAACTGCTTACGATTTGGTAGCGAAGGCTCTGAAGGATATTTCCTCAGCACTTCAAATGGCGATTGAAGCGCAGCTAGTGTCTCCAGAGACTGGATCAACTCTATTTGTAAACTTAGCCAACAGCTTGGGACTAGATTTACCAGAAGAAGCGATAAATCACGTGGGAATCGACGCTCGAAAGGCTATGGATGTCAATAAATCAAATAGTCCTGCGAAAGACAGTCTTCTGAAAAAGACCAAAGATCAGCCTCAGGACCAAACTAACGAAGGAAAGAAAAATGTCTAAGAAAAAATTAAACGAACTTCTGAAAGATTCATCCCTTGAAATGCGGCTGACCGAAGAAGAGCCAATTGAGGTAGATTCTTCGGAAGGACTCGACGAGAAACCAATGAATATTGAAGATTCCGGTAGTCCAAAATTCTCAGAAAAACTTTCTCTGGAAGAGTTGACTTTTGGATTGCGTTCTGCTAATCTAATTTCAGAGGGAGAAAGTGTTCTGAGTTTCGTGGAAAAAGATTTAGTATACATAGCCGTCACCTCTACTTACAGAAAAGTAGTTGCGATGAAATAAACCTTCCAGTTCCTTCTCCTTTCTGGAAGGTCTTTTAAAAAGCAAGGTTTCCTCTCCTCCCCCCTCCTCCCTTGCTTCTAAGGACAGACTTCGAAGTCTGTCCTTAGTTTTTGGAGGAGATATAATTAAAACGCGCGGAAGGTAATAATGGTAAGAGATATCTACAAGGAATGTTTCAATTGGTTAGATTCGGACTTAGCGGTAAAAATATTCTTAGATCGTTATTCTAAGAAAGACGTTAGAACAGACAAACCAGACCCTCTTCCAGGGCAGACAGTTCTGTTTCGTCCTTCTCCGGCCGTGAAGCATATGGGTCGAGTCAAGTCCGCATCTAACGGACTTGTTACAGTAGAAAGCCTCCCTGAGGGAGATTTGTATTATATTCCAACTAGCGAATTGGATATTCCAATGGAAAACCCCGACGACATGTGGAAGCGGGTTGCGAAAGCTGTTGCTTCTGTCGAAGACGATTCTGTAAAAGAAATTTGGGAGAATCGGTTTTACGATCTTTTGAAAGACTGGAAGTTCCTTCCAGGAGGACGAATCCTAGCAGGAGCCGGACTCCCAGGAGTCACTCTGGCGAACTGTTTCGTCATTTCTTCTCCAATTGACACCAGAGAGGGTATCTTTGAAAACCTTTCAAAGATGGCGGAGCTAATGGCTCGTGGCGGCGGTGTGGGGGTTAATATCAGTACTCTGCGGCCAAGATATGCTTATGTCGCCGGAGTCAATGGGCGCTCGTCTGGGGCTGTCTCATGGGCTGAGATGTATAGCCAGACTACTGGACTGATCGAACAAGGCGGTTCGAGGAGAGGAGCCCTTCTTCTACTTCTAGAAGACTGGCACCCCGACGTTTTGGAGTTCATTGAAGTCAAGAAAAACATGACAAGAATCAATAACGCCAACATTTCTGTCGACATCAGCGACGACTTTATGAAGGCCGTAAAAGAAGATGGCGACTGGGACCTTTGGTTTCCAGACACATCTTGCGATTTGTATCGCAAGATGTGTGACAACAAAGAAACAATCAATCCTCGTCAATGGAAGGCCGATGGTCACCCAGTAGTGGTGTATAAAACCGTGAAGGCGAAGGACATTTGGAAGAAAATCACAGAATCTGCGTGGGCCAGCGCCGAACCAGGAGTTCTGTTCCGAGGGACGATTGAAAGAGATTCAAACAGCAGTTATTACCCAGAGGGTAGATTAATTTGCACTAATCCCTGTGTAACGGGAGATACTTTAATTGCGACCGTAGAGCAAGGTCCAGTTCCCTTCAAAGAGCTAGCTGAGCGGGGAGAAGACGTTAAAGTATACTCGTGGGACCCCGTATACAAGCAAGCTTGCGTTTCTTGGATGCGTCGTCCTCACAAGACCAGAGAGAAAGCAGAAATTCTTGAAATAGAATTCTGTTCAGGACTGAAGCTTAAGTTAACTCCTGACCATTCTCTGTACACCTTCAGAGGGGAAAAAGTGAAGGCTAAGGACCTAAAAATCGGCAAGTCAGTCAGAGCATACGCCGTATCTAGACATCGAGACGGTCAGCTCCGAGCACACAACGGAGATTCTGGAAATAGATATGTTCATCAGCTTGTTTGGGAGTGTTCCCATGGAAAGGTTCCTGATGGTTACATTATCCATCACAAAAACCATAATCCAGAGGATAATAGACTGGAGAATCTACAGCTAATGTCGGCGGTAGAACATAACCAAGAACACTATCCCTCTCGACACGCCAATGGGTTTAAAGGACACAAAAACTTTCCAGAAGTGTTGGCTAAAGCTAAGAAAAGGAAAATTGAAAATCATAAAGTTGTTAGCATTCGAAAAGCGGGTTGTGAAGACGTTTACAATGGAATGGTGGAAGGGTCTCATACTTATGTGATCTGCGATCCGAGTTACCGAGGGTCGTCGAACAAGGGAGTGTTCTCGGGAATTGTGTCTGCCAACTGCGGAGAACAAAATCTACCAGAAGGAGGTGTCTGCAATTTAGGTCACTTGAATTTGGCTAAATTCAAGGGTCCATCTCCTGGGGCACTATACTCTAAAGACACTCAGAGATCCTTAGAGTTTTACACACAAGTAGCGGTAAGATTCTTAGACAACGTCGTTTCTCTTTCGGAATACTACATCGATTACGTGGCGGAAAAGCAGCGAGGGGAACGTCGAGTTGGATTGGGAACTCTAGGGTTGGCGGAACTTCTTATTCATAACAAGACTCGCTATGGGAGTGATGAGAGTATAGAATACATCGACAAACTCTATAAGAATATTGCTAGATGGGCTTACGAAGAAAGCGAAAATCTAGGAAATGAGAAAGGATCCTTTAAGTTCTACGACCCTAGAAAAGTTAGCGAAACTTCGTTTCTGTATAGAACACTGGGGCGCCCTACCCACATGAGAAACGTTTGTGTTCTGACTCAAGCTCCGACAGGAACAGTAGGAACTATGGTCAACACGTCCACCGGAATTGAGCCCTTTTTCATGTTCCAGTGGCAGCGTAATGGCCGCTTAGGATCTTACACAGAGTCGGTAAAGTGCTACGAGGATTTCGTGAAGGAAAATCCTGGAAAAGAGATTCCTTCTTACTTCGTAAACGCAATGATGTTGGATCCTCGCGATCACGTAAGAGTCCAAGCGACTATTCAGAAGTATACAGACTCCAGTATCTCTAAAACGTGCAACGTTCCAGAAAATTGGACCCCAGAAATGGTAGAAGAACTTTACAATTTGATGTATGAGACAGGTTGCAAGGGCGGCACCATCTATCGTGACAACAGCAGAAATGAGCAAGTCCTTGAAGCAGTGAAGCCTAAAGCCGACGACAAAAAGAAAGAGGAATTGAATGAAGAGCCTATTAAGAAACAAGTCCCAAGGTCCAGAACAGGATCCACTGTTTCTGTTAAGTCTAATCTTGGAACTGTTCATGTAACGTTAAACAGCGTAGGAAGTCCTCATGAAGTGTTCGTGAATGTTGGGAAAGCAGGAACGGATATCCAATCTATGGCTGAAGGTATTGGTCGATTGGTGTCTCTATCGCTTCAACACGGAGTTAAGGCTGAGGACATATTCGCACAACTGTCAGGAATCGGAGGTTCGAGGGCAGTTGGTTTCGGACCAAACAAAGTATCGTCTCTTCCAGACGCCGTGGCCAAGGCCATTAAAGAAGTTTGGCTTGACGAAGCTGTTCTTAAGTCTTCAATGGATTTGTGTCCAGACTGTGGAGACCAGAGTTTGATTAGTCAGGGAGGCTGCGAGGCGTGTTCTTCTTGCGGATATTCAGCATGCTCATAAAGAGGACAACAGACAATCAGCAGTAAATTAGCAGGTCTTTCTGAAAGCAGGCTCTTAAGGAGCCTGCTTTATTTTTTTTTGTAAAACCTGTTGACTTCAGGAACACAATGTGATAAATTGAGTTCACCAAAGAAAACAAGGAAAGAGGATAAGAATGGTTACAGCAGTTAAAAATATCAATGAGCTTAATGAACTGGTTAAGGAAGATTCTAAAAAGAACAAAGACTTCGAAGTGGCGCCTACCCAAATCTCGTGGGCTAACGGCGGTCTAGAGGTTCGCGGGTTGGGACGATTCGCCCCAACAAAGTTGTGCTTGGACCAACTTTGCTCTAAGGTTGGTATTATGCCTACTACTGCACAGTGGTTGCAGCTACATCATCCAGCCCAATTCAACCAAATTATGGAGAAACAGGTTGACTTCTGGGCCTATTCCCAGAAGGAAAATAAAAACAATCTACTGCGTCTTCGAGAAGTTAATGGAGAGATGAAGGCACGAGCGATCCTATCAGATCGCTACGGAATTATGGACAATCATAGTTCTGTTCAGGTCCTTAAAGACTCTCTCCCTTCCGAGTTTCACGGATTAAAATTCAATGGAATCAAAAATAAATCTGTAATAGATGTAGAGACGGGGAGAATGGAGTGTCGAGTATTGGTTCCTGCGATTCTTCCTGGAACTGAAACCGATGAGCACAGCTTCGGTTTCGTCGTATCGAACGACGAAACCGGACGAGGAAGTTTGTCGGTAGAAGCTCACTACCTCCGAGCATTCTGCACCAATCAGCTTCGCGGATTGGGGAACATCGCCAAATACAAACACATTGGTAAAGATCGATTCAACTCAATTGAGTCTGACTTCTCAGAACTCATCAAAAACACGGCCGTGACGGCGAATTCACAATTCGCCGCATACTGGAATACTCGTGACAAGAAAGTTGAAGATACAGAATCTTTTCTGATGCAAGAGGGATTGTTGCTCAAGCTTCCTAAAAAAGCTTTGAAAGACATTGTCGAAACGGAGTTGTTAAAAAGGAATGTTCAAGAAACTGGCAGCACAGTATACTCTGTAATTCAGAGCTTCACTGAGTATGCCAGAGACTTGGATGATGCAGCTACTGCTCAACTTTTCGAAGTCGCCGCAGGAGCCCTTGCAATCAGAAAGGGGTAACAATAGTCACAGAACTTCACGTATTCACAGATGGATCTGTCCGAGACGGAAACGGGTCTTGGGTAGCTCTAATTGAGGATACTAAGACAAATTTCTGCAAACTTCTTAGAAATAAGAAGTTTGCAGAAGCTAACATAGCTAAGTTGGAAGTCCAAGCTATAAATAAATCTTTAGTTTGGATTTGGAACAATCACAAAGACAACATAAAAAACGTGTCAGTAATTGTGTTTACTGATTGTTTAGAAGCTGTTAACGTAATAAACAAGAAAGGGTGGTATCGCTACCCAGGAATCAGGAAGAAATCAAGAATGGCACAGGAGTGGAAAGAGCTGTTTGCACTTACTTCCAAATTTAAAGTATCAGCCAAGCATACTAAGTCTCACACAGGGGAGCCGATGAACGAGATGGTGGACAAATTGGCAGGTATGATGCACAATAGTAAAGTCAAACCTACTCCTGAGTTCAAGCCATTCACGTGGTGGACACGAATAAAGTTGTTTTTAGGAAGGAAGATATGAAGCAAACCGATAGAGATAAAATAAGAGAACGTTTCTCGTCGTGGCTACAAGACACTCGACGAGAGCAGAAGTTGACCCTGCAAGAATTGGCTGACCGAACAGGTTTGTCAAAATCCGTGATTCATAAGTATGAAAAGGCTCGATGCCTCCCAGAGTATGAATCGGCAGAGGCTCTAGGAGAGGGATTAGGTCTCCTAGATCAAACACTGTTGCTAGCAGGCTTTGTTCCAAAGTTTTACTGCATAAAGAAGTTGATGACGATCTTAGATCTAAATTACTTCGAACAATAAAAAATTGCCGTAAAGGCAATTTTTAAGAAAAAAGGATTTCTCTATAGGACCTCAGTAGTGAAGGTCTCTATGAGAGAAATCCTTTTTTTACATCTAAAAGAAGTTGACATGACTGCTAGTCCTAACGAACTAGACCAGGAAGACTCTTCCGAAGATTCTGCGGAAAATGGTCAAGAAGAACTCCCGTGTGGGAGTGTTTGGGAAGTTGATGTCATAGTCGCCGGTCCGTCTAAAAACGGTAGAAATTATCCTGTGGCGGTTCTCGAAAAGGCGGTCCCCTTGTTTGAAGGGTTGCCAATCGCCGAATACGAGTTTGATGGTAAGAATAATCATCCTCTAGACCACGTACCGTCGTGGGTCCAAGACATGTTTCCAGGGTCTGTTACCAGAAACATTGTGGGATTTTTGAAGAACGTACGCATGGAAGGTTCCGTTATGAAAGCCACAGCTTTCATAACGTGTGATGATCTTCGTTCGCGATTGATGATGTCTAGAAGTCAAGGACTTCCAGACTTTTTGCAGCTTTCCATAGACGCAAATGGAGTTATGGACCCCAACGGGGTTGATGTGGCCGAGATCACCGCTGCGAACGAACTAACAGTAGTGACCAAAGGAGCCGCAGGCGGTCGCTTCAGGAGAATGATTTGCTCCGATTCTGTATCAATTTTAGTAGACGAGGAATCCTATATGGTCTCCTCTAATGGTGTGATGGTACCCCTTGATGACAAGATATCCGCACTAAAAACACTGAAGAAAGTCCTAGAAGGAATGTCAAAAGACTTAGAAGTAACCTCAGAAGAAGAACTTGAAAAAAATTCAAGTCAAGTAGAACTAGCTGCTGAACAAGTCCAAGAGTCGGAACCGGCAGCGCAAGATTCAAACGAGGACGAGTTAAAAGAAGGCGAAGCCGTTAACTCTCTCCCCGAGGAGCCAGAAGCTCCTGAAAAGTCGGAAGGCGTCGCAAATTCAGAAAACGAAATGAAGGAGTCCCTAATCAAAATGGAAGACAATATTAAGCAAGACGTGACCCCAAGTCAAGACGTCACTGCTGAACTGAAGCCTTCTCAAGAGTTACTGGAAGCTGAGAAGCGAGTCGCCGAAATGGTAAACCGAGCGGCCATCGCTATGAGTGACCACGACTTGGTTCTGGCTTTGAGAGAGTGCGGTCTACCGGCCGCCCAGCAAGGTCTTGTAGAAGCTCAATTAAAAGGTAAAGTTCACACTGCTGAAGAGAGAACTGCTCTTATTGAAAGCATTCGAGGAGCTTTCGAGCAAGGAATCGTTCAGAGTGGTTTAAAATCGACTACCCCTAAGGTGGAAATGGGTCCAGGACGCTTGGAAAAAGCTAAAGCTTACGCTGACGTGTTGGCCGGTTATGACTACTCGAAACTGAGCGACAGAGAGCGAGAAGTTTACAAGTACGTAGACAAAAATCCATCTCTGCGTCGATGGTACGAAAGCGTCAATGACGACAACACCGTGTCCGGTCAAGCCGGACCAGGCGCTCTGTTGCGTGAGGCTACGACCGCTTCTGTTCCAGACCTGTTGGCAGACGCGTTTAACAAAACCTTGCTGCAGCAGTATGACCAAGCCGATGTGCCTTGGAGACAGTTTGCTCAAATCGGTAGCTGCATCGACTTCAAGACAATCAACAACTACATCTTCGGTACTCTAGGTGTGCTGGCAAGCATCTCCGAATCCGACACTTCTGACACGGTTTACCCGCGCTTAGGTCTAGGTGGAGATGAAAAGATCCAATACAGTGTCGAGCAAAAAGGTGGAAAAGTTGTTGTTACTCGTAAGATGTTGATCAACGACGACCTGCAAGCTTTGCGAGCAATTCCAACCAATATGGCTGATTCGGCAAACCGATCTATCGCAGAGAGAGTGTTCCAAGCCCTGCTTGGCGCTTCAGGTGGTACTATCGGTGGCGATTTAAGCTACGACGGTTACGCTATGGCCCACGCTAACCACAGAAACACCTCGACGACGGCCATGAGCTATTCCGCAATCATCGCTTCTTGGAACAGACTGCGAAACCAGTGCCGATTCGCTAACGTCGGAACCCTGGCCGCTTCAGTAGCAGATGGTTCTACCACTACGATCAGCTTGAGCGCCGCTTTGTGGGAAGCTGTTAAGCCAGGAGACACGATCCAAGTTGAAGCTGAAGTGATGAAAATCACTGCAATCGGCTCTTCTCCAACCGTAACGGTGGTTCGCGGTATCGATGGTACTACCGGCGCTGCTCACTCCAACGGTCTGCGAGTTGAACAACGCGGTAATCCAATCGTCAGCAATGACATCAAGCTGTTGTACCCTTACAACCTAGAAGAAACCGCTTCGGCTCTATGGAACAGCCAACAAACTCCAGGATCCTCCAACAACGACTTCAACCGAGTGGCTGCAGAAGTTCGATCTGGTCGCCTAACTCCAGTGAGCCTACACGCAAACTGGTTGCTGAACGACTTGACCAACTACTACTTGGTCGCCGGTAAGCCTGTCAAAGTTGACTTCTTGAACGGTGCTGTTAATCCTCAATTCATCACCTTAAAAGGTGAGTCGGACTACAGCATGTTCTACGGAGATCGAATCGAATATAAGATCCGACACGAGTACGCTGTGTCGGCTCCAGATCACCGCTACATCGACTACAACATCGTTGCCGGTTAGTAAGTAGCCTAGATGTAAAACGCCTCCCTCTGTGGGAGGCGTTTTCATTTGACTTTGTTTTAACAATATGATATAATGTTAAAAGGTAATTATGAAAATTAATTTATCAACCTTCTCCAACAAAAAGAAGACTGAACTGTTTGTTGATAGCGTTAAGAATTCCAATTGTAGCTTGCTGTGCGAGTCAGAATCTTACAACGTGTATTTCTCAGACGATTATGTATTCTTCGCAAACAAAGAATCTCAAAAAATAGAGAACATATTCTTCTTCGAGGAATATGTTCTCTTGCTTATGGTTCTTGAAAGAGGTTTTGGTACCCCTGTTGAGTAAACGTCTCATATGCCTATATATGAGATTTTTCAACGCGCCAGAGAACACGCTCAAGTAGATGAAGCGGCAGTTTCAAGATCGCCAGATTTTGACGATTTTGACTCCCAAGAGGGAAGATGCATTCTTGCAGCAATACGAGAGTACTCTATTGACATCCCTTACAAGACCTCGACAACGTTGACCACTGTCAACAACGTAGCCTTACTTCCTACTGATTGGAAGGAGGATTGGAAAGCCCTGAAAGTGGTTACAGATTACTCCGACAATCAAACTTTTGAGCTAGACGCAAATTATTGGGTGGTACGCTACGACACCACTCTTGCTACTCCAGGATGGGTGATCATATTTTTAAAGAATCCTCCTGATACCTGTGTTTTAGAGTATCACAGACCGCACAACGAAGATCCCTTTGGGACGAACACCATTCCTCTGAGAGATGAAGAAGCTGTGGCGATGTTGGCGGCGTCTAAGATACTTTCTGCTGCTCAGTCTTGGTACTCCAAGAAGTCCGATATGCAAGGTCTGGGAGCAGACACCATCGATTACAGAGGATTAGCGGCCAAGAGCAGACAGGCGGCCTCTGACTGTATCTCTAAGTATAAAAAGCATGTGGACAAGGTCAATGGGGCGGGATTAGGGTCTTCTCACATATTTTCTTGGGAAGGAACCTCTGGGATTGATGGACGCTCTTGGGTTATTCACAAGACTTCTATTGACCTTAAACGTAGGCCCTTCGGAGGATGGTTCTAATGGCCTATGGAGGCATTTCTGTAACTGTAGTTAAGGCAGGACCTATTTGGGGAGACAAACTCCTCCTAGACACCCGTAAAGGCCTCAGAGAGGCTTTACGGGCTGCAGGTAGGGATTTAGTCCACAAGATAGAGAAGGCGTCTCCTGTAGGTGTTCATGGAAACATTGCTGCGGGCTGGAGAATGTCAAACATTCATCAACTGGCCAACGATTCGGCTTTTGAAATATACAACCTCACGCCTTATTTAAATGCTGTGGAAATTGGTCGTCCACCAAAGTATGTGCCGTACGAGGTTCTGATTCCGTGGGTGAAGCTGAAGATTACACCACAGCCGAAAGAAGCCACTAGAATTGCGTATTACATTGCTCGCAAAAAAGGTAAATCCCACACTCCAGGGCAAGAATTTGCTAAGAAAGCGTTCGAAAAAGCAGTACCAGAATACTTCGCTAATCTGAATTTGCGAATGGGAGCTTTCTACGCTCAGTATGAAAGGTAATTTATGGCAACGCCAACATGGTCGAGGATTGCTCAAGCAATAAAAACTAGACTTATGTCAGTCCCAGGGATTGGAAAAGTCTACGACACGTATGCGGTAACTGACGAATCTTCTACGGGAGCTAAATTCCGAGAGATGTACGTTGACTCTCAAAAGAAAGTCAACTTCGGATGGATCACCAAGAGTGCAACGTCCGTCAACAGAACTGTATCTGAAGATTCTGGAATAACGTCAGTTGTACGCGGAACGGCCAAGGTAGAGTATTTCTATTCTATGAAGACAGAGGATTCAGCGAATGAGAAAGCGGCTCTAGAATTATTTGACAGGATCATAGAATCGTTCGACAAGTTAGACAGAACCTTTGGGGGAGTGGTGAACTCTCACAGTCTCCCAGAAGCTGTGGACATAACCCCCGTCAGGATGTTTCAGGAAGTCGCGTGTCATCTTTTGACTTTCACAATCCAATTTGAATACATCTCAACAAAAACAGTGACACAAGAGGTTTTAACTGAAGAATCTCAATCAGGCCAGTACGCTGAGGTTGAAAAAATTTCAAGAGCATTGGTAGAAACAATAAAACCATTTGTGGTGACTGAAGTGGTTCCTTCAAACAGTAAAGTCACTTTGGCGTACTCCTGTCAATCCCCTGAGCAGGCAGAATCGCAGAACTATCCAGCGGATCCTAGGACCGACTGTCCTAGGATCCGATTTCACCTAGAAGATTGGACATTAGAACCTGCCACAGTATCTTCAGGAGGTCAGTTGTCTCAGTTGAGTATCGTAGGATCCTTTTGGGTCCAACTTTTGCAAGTTCCCGGGCAAGATCATTTAGGAAGACTTCTTCGGGCTTTACAAAGAATTTCTCACGCGTTTTTAGGAAACTTCAATCCGGCGCTAGTTGTGGCCGTCCCTGGAATCATAAGCTGGGAAGTAACTCCTATATCAAGTGGCGTTGTTGGAGAGATTGAGCACGATTTCAAAGATCCTAACCTGAGAATCTCTGTAGGAAGAGTTCAGATAAAATTCTCAGGAAGGATAAAGATCAAGTAGCGCACTATTACCTTTTTATGTTTTCTTTCGATAAACCTAAAACTGTAAAGTTAATATTCAAGCTAAGTCCTGGAATGTCGGGAGGAAAAGGAGTGTTTATTGGACCTCCATTCAATATCGACGTTATTCCTGAAACTGAGATAGAATTTGAGGCAAATTTGGCAAAATCTATCGTCGAGAGATGTCCAAACTTTGTCTACGTAAATCCTGAAGATGCTCCGGCGGTCCAAGAGCCTGTCGAAGAAATTCAGCAACCTAAACAAAAGAAAAGGTGTAAATCATGCCATTAGGACAAGGATCTCAATCGTCCGTAGGCTTCGGGACAGAAACCACTTACGGAACAGCGGCAACTACCTACAATTATTTGCCGATCAAATCTGAATCGATTCAAGCCAACAGAGCTTCGGTAGTGTCAGGTACTCTTACCAATAACGCTGTCGTTGATAACGTTGCTTTGGGAATCAAAGAAGTTAGCGGAGGCTTCGATCTGGAAGCCGACGCTGTCGGTATGGGGCAAGTGCTTCTATACTTCAACGGGGACGCAGGATACACTAACACCTCGTTTAGTGCTCTAAACTACTTAACCACAGGCTTAACCACCGGAACGGCCGCAGCGGCTTCTGGTCTAGCCGTAGGACAATTCCGATATAAAGTCGCAGCAGTTCTTATAAGAACCGTTGACAGCCGCAAGTACATCTTGACGGCCACTTCGGAATCGACAGTAACCACAAGTTCAGGGAACTTGAACGTGACGGTTTCCTGGACAAACCCAACAGCTATTCCGTCTGGATTCACTCACTACGGTACGGCCATCTGTAGAAGTCAAGTAGGGGGCGCCTCCGCGTCTGAAAAATTCTTGTATCTAGTGGTGGGTGCTGGTACGTCTTATACAGACAACGGATCGATTAACAACGGAAACACTGCTGCCAGCACAACCTCCCCAGTAACTGTAGGAATTTACAAACACGAATTCTTACCAGTTAACGCTCCAGTCGGTGAGGACAGGTTGCCTTCGTTCACCGTACACTTGAATAAAAATAACGATTACGCCGAACGCTATGTCGGCTGCAGGATGAACGAGTTCAACTTGTCGGCAGGGAGTGGTAACGATATTATCACAGCATCGTGTTCTTTAATTGGGAAGGACGTGGTGTTGGTTGCTGAAACTACTCCAACAGTGACCAACTATCAGCCTATTCTGGGCTGGACTGGAGCTGCCTTCATCGACGGAGGAACTGATTGTTTGTTTATTGAGTCGTTCAACTTGAACTGCTCTAACCAAGCTCAAGCCGTCCCTGGGTCGTGCGCAACTCCCTATAACAGAGACGTTGCTAGTGGAGTACGACAAGTTAGTGGGTCGTTTGCTAGACAGTTTGAGGACCACGATTTCTTCACAAAAATGATCAACGCTCAGGAATTCTCGATACAGTATTCTATTTACGGGGAACCTGTAGTGCCGACTGGCGCTTACATCGATTTGGGAAGCGGAGACTATGCTCAGCCCTTCCACAACTTCTGTCAAATAGACTTGTTCCGATGTAAAGCCAGCAAAGCTGGAGGATCGATTCCTGGAAATGAACGTATCGTAGAGACGGTAGAGTTCACAGCGTATAAAAGCTCGACATATAACGCTGAAGTCAGATTCACTCTATACAATGGCGTTTCCGCTTACGCATAACCACGGCGACCATATCTCTGGTACGACAAACGCCCAAGCAGTTCTAAATCGCTTGGGCGTTTGTCTGAAGCCTATGAAAGATGAAACCCTTGTCGAGTGGGTTTCGTTAACATTAGCTCAAGGCCAGGATTTGGTACACCTTCAGAACAAAGATCTGCCGGAAGAGGAGGTCATCGATACGATGACTGATATATTCTTTAGAGGGTTTTGTATGTGGGAAATGGCCGTAGCGGCTTCTGGTCTAGCCGTAGGACAATTCCGATATAAAGTCGCAGCAGTTCTTATAAGAACCGTTGACAGCCGCAAGTACATCTTGACGGCCACTTCGGAATCGACAGTAACCACAAGTTCAGGGAACTTGAACGTGACGGTTTCCTGGACAAACCCAACAGCTATTCCGTCTGGATTCACTCACTACGGTACGGCCATCT